GCTTTAGATGACGCACCCCACGCTTGCAGCGATAGGAGCAATCGGGTTGGCTTCCCCTTCTCGTCACGCTCTGGTCCCGGCATATTGCCCATACGCGCTAGAAATGATGCCCTCCGAGGATTATCGCCTGATTTAACAGGAGCCTTTAGGTTCATTCCTTCAGCTTTTGCAGACGCACGGCCCTTGGCATTTAGTCCGCCAGATGGGGACTTGCCCTCTTTGCGCTGCCAAGCTGGAGTTTTCATTAAACAATTCCACGGATATTTCGCCTGATAGGCGTATAACCCATTTGTTCTCTATGCGCTATGGCAAAATACCTTGCGGCATCGGCGTAGTGAGATGTCCAATCGTGGAACGGGTGCGTTTGAAATTCTTGGCGCTTTTCGTCGTAGTGCCGACGATACATTCGCAGTGCCTCGATGCCCTGCTTGCAAGTGGTCTTGTCGAACCATGAGCGCGGCAAGAGCATCCTAAGCGCCTGTATGCCGTCCATGATGTCCATGCGCGGCGCAACTTCGATATTCCGTAAGCCAAGTTCACTAAGGACTTCCAATCTACTCTTGCCCGTCCCTAGTTCTCTTACACGAACATCGTGCGGAAGGTAATGGTTGCCCCAGACGTATGGCTTTTCCTGTAAGTGTTTTACATACCAGTCCAGGCCAACGCCCTCGCCCTTGAGGCAGTCGATCCAGCGCGTCTCACCACCATGCGCCTGGACGAACCAGACGACAGTGCTGTCGCTCATGCCCAAGTCCCACGCAGTATGAACGGGAAGCGCAGGATCGTAAGGCACGTTAGTAATGCGGCCAGCCTGATCCATCTCGGAAAACTCTTTGCCGTAATATGCGCCACGAATAGCAGCCTCAAAGCTGCACTCGTATTCCTGCATAAACTCTTCTTCGCTCATCATGCGTCGAGCGTCGTTAAGCTCTTTGCTGTCGAGTAGCCCTGTCTCAGATGCCTTGAGCATCAGTCTAGACCAATCCTCGTCATCCTCTGCGTTCTGCCATAGGTCGTAGAATACGTTCTTTCCCTTTGGCGTCCCGATGAAGATTGCCCAGCCTTTGCGGTCAGACAATGCAGGGCGGATGACTTGCGACCAGACCGTCGGGTTCATATCCCCAAACTCATCAAGAACGCAGCCATCAAGATAGATACCACGCAGCCGATCTGGATTGTCAGCGCCATAAATGCGGATACGAGCATTATTAGGCAACTCTACCCACAACTCGCTTTCATTGGCCTTTACGTTGGGCAGGAAGGCGCAAGCCTCCTTGATATATACCCACGCAATGTCCTTGGCTTGATTAAGCTGTGGCGCGATATAAGCGAAGCGCGGATTAGGACGTTTGCAGGCCAATGCTCTCCGCACAATCTCATTGACGCAGGCAACAGTTTTCCCAGCGCGACGATGGGCAACAGTTATCATCCATCGCGTCTTGCGCTTATGCAGCGGAAGGAATTGCTCGCGTGGTTGATAAGTGCTGACTAGTTCAATCTTCTTCATCATCTAGGCCAGGGTAACGAATGATGCCGATGTTAGCGTCGATCTGTAGCTTTGAAGGCTCGTTATAGCCGTGCATCGCGTTTAGTTCTTTAACGGCAGCGACCTTAACGCTTCCAGAGCTATCACGAAATGTCTGAACAAGAGCCTTCACGGACATTTCTCGCGTCCATAAAACCTTCTCCGCAAGAGTATTTCTAAGCTCCTGCACCCTTTCCGCTACCTTACTGTTTGTCATAAGCTCGGAAGCGCGGGCGTAGATCGTGTTGTCGGCCATATCTTCAGCATCATAAGCCGTGCGATAAGCATCAGCCTGCGTCATTCCGTCAGCGATTGCTTGAGCAAATGCTTCTTGTTTAGCTGTTAGCATCATCGCTCATTTCCTTAAACGTCTTTCCGCTCTCAGCGTGGACAGCCTCTTGCCCTGTGAAGTCCTGCCAACGCTTAATAATGACATCAACATATTTTGGGTCTAACTCGATTCCATATCCAATCTTACCCAACTTCTCAGCGGCAATGATTGTTGTCCCTGTCCCGCAGAAACAATCAACAACACCACGCGATCTATTTACGATGTCTCCAACGACAAACTCTGGGAGATGAACAGGGAATGTTGCTCCATGTATTTTGGAAAATTCATTGTTTCGCTGTGGCGGAGCAGAATAGACATTTGACCATTTCCCCTGCCATGATGCGTATGGAATTGATCTTGATGCATTCTCCTTTGGTGAAAACAGGAAAATCCATTCGTAACGCGACGACATAACTCCTGCGGCCATTTGTGGGGCAGCGTGTCCTTTATCCCATGTGATGATGTCAATCATATGAGATGAATGGTCTGCCATAAACTTCATCAATGGGCGCTTTGATTTTGCCAACGGCTGAAGATTAAAAGCGACAACATCACAATGCGCCATGCCGCACGATAATGCGCCCTCAATCAAATTGATGTAATCGCCATCAGAGGCGTTGTCGCTATATGTTGAATATGCAGATGATGCGTTTTTAAGGGATGAATTGCCGCTTAGCTTAATCGAGTCACCGAGATTGTATGGCGGCGATGAGAATGTGATAATCCCATCTTCAATCTCTAACTTATCCCAATCGTCCATGCTGGTTGCGTCACCGCACACAACGCGATGTCTTCCCAGTTGCCATACATCACCTTGCACTGTGATCGGCGTCTCCGGCGCTTCAGGAACGGCATCTTCGTCCGTCAATCCCTCAGTCGGTTCAGGCTCCAGCAATCCGTCCAGGAATTTATCGTCAAACCCCAGCAGCGAAAGGTCAAAGTCCTCTAGGTTTAGGTCTTCAATCTCAGCCTTCAGCATATCAACGTCCCACCCTGCGTTTAGGGCAAGCTGATTGTCTGCAATGACGAGCGCCTTCTGCTGCGCTTTGGAGAGGTGTTCGAGAGCAATCACTGGGACTTCTTCTAGCCCCAACTTGCGGGCAGCCATCAATCGGCCATGCCCTGCAATGATGGTGTTCTCTCCGTTGACCAGGATCGGGTTGGTAAATCCAAACTCACGAATGCTTGCCGCAATCTGGGCAACTTGGGCATCGCTGTGGGTTCTGCTGTTTGCAGCGTAGGGAATAAGATCCGCAACGGGAATATATTTGATGTTGATTGATTGTGACATAACAGGCTTTTACTCCACTTCCGCCTGGAATGCTATTTCGGTCCTGTGTCCATCTTTGTCAACTTAGCTAAGTTATTAGCTAACAATGCTGCTCCGCAGTCACACCAGGAACAATCATCGCCCCAACGTGTGACAGCGCAGTTTATGTGATGCTTAATCGTGCTTGAGTGTTCGCATGGACTTTTTGAAGCGTCCGCGTTCGTCTCGGTCTGTGTATGTGGCAATTTCTTCCTCCAGAGCTTCAATGCGTCCACCAAGAACTATAGCACAAATGCTATACCCAATGATAAAGCCTGCAAACAGGCCGCCTCCGATAAATGCTAGTTCAATCATTTCACTTCCTTCTTTGTCATTTCAAATGCTCCTCTCCAATTATCTGTTCCGCGATCATCGCTGCGTTGGAATTGCTTTAGATAGCTATCGGGGATTTTGTTGCCCCCATACCATGCTGGTTTCATTCCGTCTCTCCCAGTGCTGACCACGCTTTCCATGCGTCCTCATATCCGCAATCGCATGGGGTGTTATCTCCCCATACGCCTTTCAACATAATTTCGCAGTCATCATCGTGTCCTGCGTATCCGGCCAGCTTTGTTCCAACCTTACGCAGCCGCTCCACCAGCGCCTTGTCGTTGTCAGTCATGAAGTCATAACCTTTACGTCATACGCCCAAGATATAGCTTCAACCTGTTGAGCCTCAGTCATTGGGCCGTATAAGTGTCCGCTATCGAGAACAGCTTGGCACAGAGCCTTTGCTGACTCCTGCATCCCGTATTCGTAATGCTTTGGGCTGTCAGATCGGTCAGGCAAGCGGTTGATTGCTGGTGGCTTAGTCTGCCGTATCATGATAGCGTTCTTCACTTCACGATCTCCACTGGCTTGCAGCTTGAGACAAGAACGTGGTCGCCCGACAGCTTCTTTGTGCGCTCGATGACGATTGGCTTGAGCCACTTCAGGCGGAGATAGTCTTTATAGCTGTTCACAGTGACAACTCCCATGCCAGAGCCATTGTCATGCAGAAGCCGATGAAGGCCGAGCAGGCGATGCAAAAGATAAGTTCCTTGGTGTTCATTTCTAATCTCCCTTTCTTTTCTATTAACGAACCCAGCGTCCGCCGTTGGATGCCTTCTCAGCTTCGTATTCTTTCCAAGCGTTGAAGGCGAAGTTGAATGCAGCGTGTTCAGCGGTTTCAGCGTCGTATGGGTTTTCTCCACCGATCTGGGCGGCAGTGTAGCCACGAGCCTTTGCTGTCTGCTCAGACGTTGGCGCTGCATATCGAGCGTAGTTGCTGCCACGAACTGCTGTAAAGTGCATCTGCATTTCTAAATCCCTCTTCGTTGTCTATGAACGTATCTTTAGCGCCTAAAACGCATTGGTCAATACCTAGTTGTTATTTTTTTTCATCTTCCGTCGAAGGTTGCCAGCTTACGATGTCCCAATCGCTATTCCATCCCCATGACTTCCAACGCCACTTACTCGCTTCCACATTCCGTCTTACTTGATTGTTTCGGAACTTTATGTCCACGAAGTCGTAAGGCGGCTTGCGTCCCATATTTCCCGGCAATTTTACGAACCCTATCTATCTTGTTTAGAGTTTCCAGCGTGATGCGATGTTTCTTGGCAACCGCTAATCGTTGCTCTTCCAGTTTGATTAGGTCAGCGTGGATGCGTTCGACATCGTTTAGCTTTAGTGCTTTGCTGTGGGTCATCCCCGGTAATCCAGATCAAGATATTTCTTGCCGCGCCCATCCAGCTTCACAAGAGCCTTCGCAAATCTAAATGTCTGGTTAAACCATGCTGCGTATTCATCTACGCCTGTTGGCGCTCCGCTTACACCAGGTGTTGGCTTGGCGGCGTTTAATGTATTATAGTTCATCTGATCCTCCCCACATCTTGAAACCAACTTCATCTAAAATTGCTTTAGCCTGTTCTGGTGTGCAGTAACTCGGCTTTTCCTTTTGATGCGATATACGCGGAGCAGTTGAAACCTTTGGTGGAGCCATTCTCTTCCGCCATACTATGTCTTCCTCAACTTCCTTCAGGATGTAGGGAACAATCTTTGACGGGTGGTCCGCTTTCTCACGGGCCTTCTTGCATCCGCGTTCAAGTAAATCTGAAGGCAAGTGGCTCAACGTCATCCATGCAACACGCAGCCAATCAGAACGAGCTTCCTCTGTCATACCACTCGGAGCGGTCAAAACCAGACAGGCTGTCAGTTGGTTTCTGAACTCCATTTTGCTGGCTGGCGTTAGGTTCGTAATTCTCTCCATCGCTGCCAAAGACTGAGA